GCAGCCTTCAGTTGGCCGCTCATCGTGGACTGACCGTCAAGGGCCAGGGAGTTGGTCAACTCGTCCGCGATGTCCGTGTTGTTCGCGTTCACCTGAGACGAGCTTATGGTCGTCCCCGGAGAGAACGAGTTGACAACCGTCATCGTCCCGGAACCATTACGCGGCATAGTTCAGATTCCTGTCTGTTTTAGGCCATAGAATTTCGCCCCCGAATCGGCTAGATTGGGGGTATGAGAGCGTTGCTACTTCTGATGTTGTTGTCGGCCTGCGCCGCGCGCGTTCAGGGCGGGAACGAGCACAGCGTCATTGTCGGCCCGGCTGGCGAATCGAGCGCCTTTTCCATCGCCTCCGAACACTGCGCGAAGTACGGCAAGAAGCCGCGGCTAAGCGGCCACATGCTTGCCGGATCGCGCTACTTTTTCGACTGCATATGAGAACCGGCGTCTTTCTCGCGATTCTCATGTTCGGCGGCCTCGTCACGGGCTATGTCGAAAGACGGTGGCCGCCCGATCTGGACTGGAACCCCATGCTGATTATGGCGCCCTTCATTCTTCTGGCGCTCATCGTCAGGGCCGCAATGGGGCCAAGAAAGGTTTGGGGGCCTACTGAGCCGCCGAAGTCGCGCCCAACAGAGCCGGAATAAGCGCAGAGTTCTTCTTGACTGCGGGTGGCAGGCGCCCGTGTTTGACAATCGCCTCTATGAGGCGAGCGTTGTTTTTCTGCATCTGCCTTGCCCCCACTCGGGCGAGACTGGCCGCTACCGTAAAAGGTAGGGTGGCCCCCGCCGTACTGGCCGCGCCGCCGATATGAAGGGTCTGCATGAGACCGCCAACCGGGGCAGCGCGGCCAAGATTGCGAAGAAGGTTTAGCAGCGGCCCGCCCTTGGCGATTTCTTCGATGGCCTTCTGTTCGGTGATGGAGAATAGGGCCATTTTCTCACTGTTCTTCGCAAGCTTGCGGAACTCACTGCGGATGGCGTTTTCATAGCCCGACGCAGAAAAGTTGGGGGCCGATAGGCGGGCGTCCTCAATCGCCTTTTGAATGATTCCCACCCTCTGGGCGTGGGCGTATTCATTCATCGCGGCGCGGATGTTCGGATACTGTCTGAGCTTTTCGACGCCCTCGAAAGGCAATCTGGAAACGGTCTCCCCGGCTTCAGATGGGGGCACCTTCCATGTTCTATCGGGATTCCGGCGAAAGAGCTGCCCGAAATCCTTGTCCCCGAACTCACGCTTGAATTGGGCATACTGAGAATATGCAGGCCCGACACCCGGTTTTTTGTACGGGGCAAGGTCCATCATGTGGGCGACGTACTTCTCAATCGCCACCCGGCGAGGATCGGCAGCGGGAAGATCGCGGGCGGTCGCCTTGATGATGGACAGGGCGTTGTCCACCTCGCGGAAGTTCGTGACCTTGCCGGTCATCCCCTTTTCAAGAAGGTTCGTTGGAATCTGCGACGCTTCTACAGGCCCGACGCTTGCGAGGTATTTGTCCGAATAACCCTTCACAACGTTCGTCGGCATTTTGGCCGAACGCAAAGCTTTCTTGGCGGCCTCGATGTCGGGCGTAACCATTCCTTTCTCTGCCTGATATGTGGCTTTCAGGGCTTGGGACAGCCGCTCGGAGGCGGCGCGTTCTGAGGCAATGGCGGGCGCTGTCTTGATGAACTCCTTCCGCGTCATTGCGTTCTTGATTTTGTTCACCGCCCCCGTGGCAAGCATTGGCCCGGCGAAGGCGCCGATAATCTCTCCGGTGTCTCCGCCAATCGCCTGACCAGCCCCGGCCCCCACCCCGGACATGAGGGCGCCGGCCGGCCCCGCCCCGAGCGTGAGCGCGCCAGTTCCCGTCCTCACCGCAGAGGCCAGTGATTTGCGGAGAGGCGTCATTTCGGCGCCCAGCCGTTCGGCTTCTTTCGCGGCGTCCGTGGGGACGCCGATAGCCTCAAGCTTCGGGCTGACGTTCAGAATGTTGCTGGCAACCGACCCAATGCGGCCCTCGCGCTCCGCGATGGCTTTGCCAAACCCCTCGGGGCGGGGCGTGGCACCGACCTGTCTGCGAAGCCAGTCCACCGCGCCCTGCTGGAGAGAGGAAAGCGGCCCCGCCATCCCCACAATGGAACTCGGAATGTTCGCAACGTCCGTAACGCCCTGAATGGCCGCAGTCCCGAGAATGCGGGCGGTATTCAGGGTCTCGTTTTTCTCCGGCGGCTTTGGCTTGATCCCGAGAGCCGCAATCGCGGTCGATTCGTCGGGCGCCTCGACCTCGAATTTTCCCTCGGGCGTTTCGATCTGGAAGCGCGCCATTTATTCAACCCTGCGAATACGCACATTCGGGGCGACGGTCGTCCACCCGCCAGCGGGCGGAGCGGGGGCGGGCGTAATGTCTCCGCGCCCCTGCGTGGCCAGCGCAATCGACTGTTCAAGGAATCGCTGGAGGTTGTTCAGTTTTTGCATCCGCGTCTCAACGGTGTCCGTTGTCAGCGGCATAAAGAGATTGGTGTACCGCTTGACTTCCGGCTCCGGCGCGGCGGCGCCCGTCATGATACGCAAGGCCACCTCGACCGCCCCCTGAACGTCGCGCTGCGCCCGGCCAACGTCTCCCATGTTCAGATTCGCCTGAACCATCGTTCCAACGTCGCCCACGGGCATGCGCTTGAAGAAATCGCGGACTCCTTCAAGATTCTGAAGGGAGTTTCTGGCGAGCGCCACGCGCCCCGCGACTTCACCGGGCAGATGAGTGGCCGGGCCGCCGGGGATGGCCTTAAGCCCCTTACTCGGATTCGTCGGGTCAACCCACTCATAGCCCGCAGGCGGTTTCTGCGATTGAGTGGGCGCGACGACGGTTGCGCCGGTTTTCGGATCGACAAGCCGCTGGTCGGCTCCAAGAGTGACGGGCTTACTGACCCCCGCAATCGGCTCCGCCTGTCCCGTTCTGGGATTGGTGCGGAACAGTTGATCGCCCGCGACCTGGAATCCAAATTTATCGGGCGTGGTGTACTGCCCGAGGATTTGGACGCCCATCTGAATCAGCTCCGGCTCGCCGCTGTCGATAAGCGCCTTGATGTAATCTCGCGTTGCCTGCGGGATGCCACTCGCGGCGGGCGCCGGGGAGGCAGCGGGCTGGGCGGTTGGTTGGGGCGGCTGGGGGGCTGGTGGCGTGCGAGGCCCCGCAGCGTTTGGTGAAACACTCTGACCAAGTAGGGGCTGGGGGTCACTCGACGCGCCCGCTTGATTGCGCGTGCCAAAATGAAGATGTGGCCCCGTCGCGCGCCCCGTGCTGCCAACGTATCCAATTTCATTCGTCGGGTCGGTGATAGTGTCGCCCTCTTTAAACGGCCCGAACCCCGAAAGGTGAGAATAGCTCGTGGTTTTGCCATCGTTGTGCTGGATGACGACGAACCTCCCGTTGATCGGGTCTTCGCCCATCTTGAGGATGCGACCGGGGGCCGAAGCGTAAACCGGCGTATCGGGGGCAGCGGCGAGATCAACGCCCTCGTGCATCATCTTTTTGCCGAGAATTGGATGCGTTCTCTCTCCGTAGGGAGATGTAACGTTCAGCGCATCCCGCAAGGGCGGACGATATTCAGACCATGTCGAAGGAGTGTAGCCAGTCCATGCGGCGGCGCGCTGTCCCACGCTCGGAATGGGCGTTTCCTTGACCGGAGTAACGGGGGCGGTGGCAACCCATTTATCGGCCATCTGGCCAACGGTGGGCTGGGGTATGGTTGTTTGACCACTAAGGGCGGGGTGGCCCGCAATGATGTCGGTCAGTTTTTTGAGGCGGGCCTTATCCTCACGCTCCATATCACCGGCGATGTACCCGCCCGTCAAAGCCTGCGCGAGCCTCGCCGCGCCCTGCGTCCAGTGTTGGACGGGGGACGTATCGAGGCTCTGCATGAGCATGGCGTCGGCAAGCTTGCCGCGACGCTTTCTCGATTCCTCAACGCTGGAAAAGAGCGCCATAGATTACCCCAAGCCCTTGAAGCCGCCGTAAGCCCACCCGCCCAACGGAGCAGACGCGAGACCGAACAGCCCGCCCATCATGGCGTTGTTGCGGCTCACCGCTGAATTGTAGTTGCCGAGCTGCGCCTGATAGTTGGAGTACGTCGGGCCGATAATGTCCGTAGGAGCAACGCTCGTCTGCGGCGTGCCGACAAAGTTGGGCTGGCTCACCTGAGACCCCGACATAAGAGCGGTAATCTCGTTGATGGGCTGGTTCCGCTCAGTAAGGGCGGCTTGGTTCGCGGTGTTGTATGCCGACAGGAACATCTGATTGTAGGCGTTGGCCTTGTTCTTCTCGAAGTCAGACACCGCCCTTGTGTATGCTTCGGACCCCGGCCTGACGCCGCGATTTATCAGATCGGTTTCCAGCCCGGCCCGCGCCTGCTGCCACTGCGGGTCCATGAGGGTCTTGTTGATGTCGGAGAGTTCCGTCGCCCGACCGGCGTTGATGTCGAAAGGCGTATTCAGAATGTCGCCGATCTTCGCAGACTGCTGAACGCCAATGTTCCCAAGATTGGTCTGGGCCTGCGTGTAGAGATTGTAAAGGTTCTGCTGCTCGGGAGAGAGCGTCGTCGTCGCCTCGTAACGCGGCGTGCCGTCATCCCATTTGCCGATCTGCCTATATGTCAGCGACCCGTAGGGGGTCTGCTGATTGGTCATGTTAAGACCGGCCTGGGCGATGGCGGTCTCTTTGTTCGCGGCGCTCTGAGCTGCGGCAGTAGCGGCGGGATCGGGCGGAGCGGGAGGTGATGGGCTGTCAAACGGCATGGTTCATCCACTTCTCTGCGTTCTCTCGGAATAGAGCGAACACGATTGCGTCGTTGCGTTTCTCCGGTCCGTAGTACCGCTTCGCGACGCTTTCCCAAGTGAATCCCAATCGGGGGAGCAGTCGAAGCATGCGTTTGTTGTTACGTGCGCTCCGGGCTGTCAGGCGGTTGGCCCGGAGTTGGTCAAAGACATAGGTGTATGCCGCCCGGATGTTTCCTCGTGTCAGACAGCCCGGCCCAACTATCGTTATGTCGATGTTCGAACCGTTCCATCCGTTGAAGATGGCCGCTCCATGAAGGCCGATCCCGTCCTTGGAAAAGCCCATTGCGGAATACGGGGGAACAAACGTCATCCCGAAAACGGCCCCGGCCCAAGAAGCAACGGCCTGGTCTTCCCCGTACACGATCCTCACACGGGGCCTCCGGGCTCGTAGATGTAGTCAAACCCGTTCACCCTCAGGACGGGCTTCGTATTTCCCGACCCGGAAACGGACACGAGCATCTGTGTAGAGGCGCAGTATCCAACCCCCGTTATCGTCGCCCACTCGTTTCTGAAGACCTGCTCCGGCGGCCACTCGTCCGTGTCCCAGATGGCCCGATCCCAAAGCGCAAGATCGGAAAGAGCCGCAATCGAGACCGCCGGGGTCTCGTCCGAGCGGAAATCGACGTTGATTCCCACTGCCGGAGTAATCGTCGCCCCCACGGTGATCTTGGGGCGAATCATCGTCCACCGCTTCAACTGCCCTCTTGTTTCAAAGTAGTCGAAGGCGGTTTTCATGTTGCCGGTGATCGAGGCATCGCCCGGATCGACCGAACCAACGTCGGCTTCGTAGACAACTCCATCCGGCCCGCCGAGAAACAGCCTGTCCTGATAAATCTCCCAGCAATAGGCGTTGATCCCCGTGAACCTCGACCAAGCTCCCGTAATGGTGTTCATCACGTACTGATTGAACGTATCCGCCGTCAGGGGGACGTTCAGGAGCGCCATCGTTCCTTTCGGATACGAGATAAGCTGCCATCCAAAGAGAGAGGCGCCGTTCTTCGCGGCGTCGTTCATCGTCGGCTGGATATTCGCCGTCAAAGCGATCTTCGCAGCCGCGCCCCTCTCGATGCCGGGGACGAGCGACATAGGAAGAACCCCGTCCACCGTGATAATCGCGAGGTCTGCCCCGATCTTGAGAAAGCAGCGTCGCCCTATCGGGGCGCCGATGTCATACGTCCCGACGTGAGACCACTTGGAAGCGTCGGAAGGATCGGTCCCCTGAAAGACGACAACCTGACCGCGAGACGAAATGAAGACAATGTAATCGTCCGGCCCGTTTCCTCCGTCGCGAGTCCAGGTGCCGATTGCGTTTAGATACCCGCCCCGAGTGAAGAAGGTGCCCAACTCGACCGTAGATGCGTTCCCCTGAATGGAATCGACCGGCAGATAGGCCGCCTTGGTCGAGTTCGCCAGCACAAACCAGATTCGGGATTTGTGCGAGGCGATGTGAACGATGTCCGCCGCCGTAATATTGTTGATCGTGGGCGTGGACCACGAAGACCCGTCGTAATATTGCGGGCTATCTTCTCCGTTCACGATGTAGAGAAACTTTCCTCCTGACGTTGTGAAGTTGATATGTTGCCAGCGGGCGTTCGTGAGACTCGTCACTACGGACGACGGAGACGCCCCGGTTACGTCGTAAATCTTCGTGCCCACCGCGCCGAACATCTTGTCGTTCGACGGATTGACCGCGTGATACGTCATCAGGGATTCGATGGCCGATCCCGTTTCCGACGTGTCCGAATGCTCCGCGTGTCCCCCGCGCAGTTCCACATAGCCCGGCTGGGCAAACCAGTTGTCCAGAAGGACGGCATACTCCGGCTTCATCGCGTCCAGAGGAAGCACGGTGTTCCACCCCTTAACGGGAGGGGGGCGGGAGGCTGACTTTGCAACGGGCGGGTTTGCGGCCTTCCGACCGACGCGCCCGAGAGTGGCGGGCATTCTCACGACGTACTCACCACACCGGGCCAAGTCGGGCCTTGCGGCCAATCATCCCTTGCGGACGGAACGCGCATGACCTTGGCGCCCTTATCCCTTGTCGTCGCGCGCTCAACCTCTCTCTCGTAGGTCGAGAGTTCTTCCGCGTAGGCCATCCCCTTGGTCTGCTTCCACCGCCAGATGACGCCGAGCGCAATCAGTCTCTCGGGAATCAGGGCAATATCCGTGTCAATCGACCACGTCGCTTTTGGCGAACCTGTGGCTGCAATGTCGATCCAGTTTTTTGACACGTATTCAAACGCAATCGTCTGATCCGCCGTAGGAGCCGGATAGATATTCAGGGCGCCAGCCTTGATCCGCCACCACCCGACAATTCCTCCTGTCAGGTTCAACTGAAGCTGCTGCCACGCATTCGGAGAAACGGGGCCGACATACTTTTGCGAAAGCGTGCGGTTCCAGATTTGGCAATCGAAGACCAAACGATCATAGTCCGAGGGAATCGCCCCGGTCTGCACCACCTGATTCAAGGTGGTGTGCGTCTTCTCAATCGTAATGCCCTGCCAGTCGTGGCGGCGGGAGAGTTCGTCTCCTTCTTCCTGAGCAAGGCGAAGAAGCAGCGCGGTGTTAAGGTCGCTGTTCCCGATAACGGTGGAGGGAACGGCGATGTTCAACGCCCGAGCTGCGTTCTGAACGATTGTAAGCAGGCTCATTTGCTCATCGCCTTGACAAGACGCTTCTTCCTGATCCCCGTGCCCTTGTCCGCCTCGTTAAATTCCTTCGCCACGGAAATGGGCGGGGGATTTTTCATCCCCGATGGCCGCCATCCATGCGCGATAGCCGCCATAAGGCGGGCTTGGGCGGGAGATTTGCTAGGCATGGCTTTCTTTGGGCGGACGGCCCGGCCCACGTTTTTCCGAGAGCGCCGCGATCTGCGCTTTCATCTCCGCGAGCTGGGCCTTCAGCTCTTCATTCTCTCTTGCTCTTTCCTGAGCCATCGCGGCGTCTTTGGCCGTCGCCAGGAACGTGCGCGCCTTCTGCCGGATTTCGCGGATGTTGTGCGGCATCTTTTCGAGATTTCCGTCGTGGACTTCAGCAAGCATCTCCACCGTATGAATACCGGCGGCCTTCAGGGTCAGGGCCAGCGCGCGACTGATCTGCGGCCAATGCTCCAATGGAGTTCCTTCCATCGGGGTCTGCGACTGGCGCTTGAAAATCTCGTAAGCCTTCGGATAAAGCTCCTTGGGGAGCCGTTCTTTTCCATCCGAGGCCCGCATGGGCTTGTCGGCGCGATGATAGAAATCGCTTTGCTTGTCGCCCGGGACTCTGATGTTCACGTACTCCCGCTCGACGTAAATCAGGGAACCGGCCTTTTCCGATTTCTCCTTGTCTTCTTCCGGAATGAGGACAAACCGGACGGCAACCTGGGGCTCGTAGTCCGGTCGCCCGGCTTCACGCTCCAGGATCATGGGGATTTCGTTCACGCTGCAACTCCTTTGCTATTTCGATAAGATCGCATCGCCTGTGAATCATCTGCCCGTTGTCGAAGCCGACGACGGGCACACGTTCCAGCAGGGCTACGATTTCGTGCGATAGACCAAGCTTCCAGTCTTCTGTTTCCATAGGTGCTGCAAGAGGCCGTCGCCGTGCAAGCGGACCTCTATCGGGTCCATCTCCTCGTCTCGGGTGAACCTCTCCATTCTCAGAAAGAAATCGTTGATCTGCATGAGCCAGCCCGGCCACGTCACGTAGCCGTCAATCTCCTGCGTCGGGAGATCGTCGTCCTGTCTGAACTCATAAGCGTGGTGCTTCCCGCCCTTCCGGTGAGACGAGTCGAAGCCGTGAAAATCGAAGGCGCGGAAGCCAAGGAAGTATCCAAGGTCCAGCCAGCGCATCGCCATTGATGTGCCGCCGGGGATGAGAACCGTTCTCGGAGGGACAATGTCCTCAACGCGGATTTGCTCGCCTTGTCCCGCGTGCCAGAGAACGACCTTGTGACCCTTGAGCTTGTCGAATAAGAGCCCGTGGCACTGAGACGCCACGAAGTACGTCACGTCCTTATGAGGATGAACGTAGTGCGCCATCCACGGGACTGGATCGAGTAAACCGCAGGCTTGAGGAACGATGCCCTTTTCAATCAGCCAGTCATGCGCTTTGTTGACGGCGGCGATGTAGCCTTTGATTTCCCCGACCGTGTCTTCAACCGAAGGACCACCGGCCACAATCGCCATGCGGAGATTGTGTGCCTTGCAGGCTTTGACTTCGGGGAGACCGCGCTTCAAAGCCTCTGAAATGGCATGTCTTGCCATTTCGGGAGTGCATATCGCGCGCGTGAAGTCGAAACGAAAGGGCGGGGAAGATTGCTCCTCCCCGCCCACCTCAGGATTAAGCACCCGAGTTGCTGTTGTTGTTCACGAAAGGATACTCGATTTCGAACTCCGCATTGCGCGCAGTCGAAGCCGAGGCACCTTTCGCGCGGTTGACGAGGTCACCCGCAACCGAAGTGTCGTCCACGTAGCCGACCGACGCCGTGATGAACACGCGCGCGTTGTCGGCAAACGAGGTGAGACACAGACCGTAAGCGACCTTGCCGTAAATCTGGAACCAGCCGTATTTCGTGCTGGCGTCCAGAGCCGACATGGCGACGCCAACCGGGCCGATGGCGTCCGCCGCAAGAGCGGTGGTAGAGCCGTCGTCCGTGTTGTACGTCACCCACGAGCCGGTGGTGATGTTCGTTCCACCTTTGAGGTAAATGAACTCACCTTCACCGTAGGTCGGGTCCACCGCGCGAACGCGAGTGCCAAGCGGAAGCTTCTGAGTCGTCGAAACGTCCGCGATGGCCTGAGGGATGATGTGGTCGTGAATCGGAGTGTATGCCATATCACCCTCCTTACGCGTCGCTGAGGATGCCCTGACGCGCCAGATTCGAGGCGGTCATGTTCCCGGCAAAGCCGAGGAACCGAACCGTCGCGTCCTGGTTGACAGGGATGCGGTCACCGCCGAACGGCATGAAGTTCCGGTCGGGGTGGGGCCGCAGATAGAGGAAGTTGGTATTGAGGGCGTAGATCGTCTTGGACGGGCAATAGCCGTTGTCCAGAACGAAATCCGCAGCGGAGCCGACGCCGTAGTACTTGAGCGCCGTGAAACCGGCCCCAGCCATCTCCTCGGAGGTGATGCGCTGGATCGGCTGCAAAGCCTCAAGATACGCCTTGTAGCCCGTCGCGTCGCCAATCCACAGATCGGGGCGGTCGGAGCCACGAGTGCAGGCAATCGCCAGCTCGTTGATCTTCGACAGCACCGGAGAGGGGTTGGTCGTCGCGATGTTCGTCGCGGCGTCGAAATCCACCGTCTTCGCCTGGTTCGCCCAGAACGAATAGGTGGACTGAGAAATGCCCCCAACGGACTGGTTAGCAGACGCCGTGACCATAAGACCAAGGCCGTGCATCTGCTTGCCGCCGTAGCTCGTGCCAGCCGAGTAGGCCGCCTGAGCCACGAGATCGTAGAGGGCCTTCTCACCGTTCTTGATGCGGCCCGCGACCAGATCGATAACCTCGTGTTCGCCCATGTTCTTGAGCTTGTCGAGGCCCGACCAGACCACGGGGACATACGCCTGTTTCCAGTCGTATTCCGCTGCCGTGAACG